GATTGAATCGCGGAGGCCTACCTACTGTAATTCAGCCTGAAAGACGTTTAACTGTAGGTCAACGCAATACATTATACAGCGGCAGAGTTAACCCTATAGCAGTATTTCCAGGACAAGGTACAGTAGTCTACGGGCAGAAGACTCTACAAGCTCGCGCTTCTGCACTTGATAGAGTAAATGTTCGTCGTCTACTAATAGCCTTAAAAGGATTTATTGGTCAGATCGCACAAACATTAGTATTTGAACAAAACACTGCTGTCACACGCAACAAGTTTCTTTCTCAAGTTAATCCATATCTAGATTACGTACAGCAACGTCAAGGTCTTTATGCTTTCCGTGTAGTAATGGACGAAACCAACAATACACCTGATGTAATTGATCGCAATCTACTTGTAGGTGCTATTTACTTACAACCTACTAGAACTGCAGAATTTATTCAACTCGACTTTAACATTCTACCAACTGGAGTAACGTTCGGTGCATAAAAATAAAAAAAAATTCTAAATGAAAAATAGTACAAAGATTAGATTACATTTATCAAAGCAATTGTTTGAATCTCTTGCCAAGCAAGTATTAACTGAAGCTAAGACTAAGCAAAACCTTGGTGCAGGTATGGAGGAAGTAAAAGCAACTAAAGAGAAAAAAGAAAAAGAGCATAAAGAGAAAGAAGTAGGTGTAAAAGAGATTAGATACGACGCCGGAAAAGTCAAATCAGGAGGACTTAATATATCAAAAAATAAAACACCGAATACGCTTTACTCTAAGGAAGATTTAAAAGCAAAGTTTATTGATCTTGGCCGTAAGATTAATATGATGAAAAATTTTGATAATGCTGAAGCTAGTGCTATTGGAAAACTCATAGACGACATTATGAATAAGCTGAAGGACGGGAGCGTTGCAAATCAAATCAATATTGCTGATAAAGCGTTTCAAAATGCAACAAGGAATATTAAGAGTAAAGTAGCTGAAAAGAAAGAAATAGGGGAAATGGAGACTATGACAGCTGAAGAGAAAGTTAACGAAGTACTTACAGCTGAAACAGGATTAATTGAAGTTGGACAATGGGCAAATGATCTTTTAAACCTGTCTGTTAAAGACGAGCAAGGCTTAATGACACTTGGTGGCGATATATTAACAGCAGCAACCGGAATAGCTGGTTTAGGTGGCCTCGGACTTGCAATGTATGCCGATAATATTAAATCAGGTATCAAAAAAGCTGCTCAAGCATTAAAAAATCTAGCAAAAGGCGGCGGTAATGTACAAGAAGGAGAAGGAAAGAATCCGCTAGCAAAATTAGATCCAAAAATTATTGTAGCACTCAAAAAGTAATAGGTTCTGTACTAATAGATATTTATATAAAACATAGAATAAAATGCCAGTACTAGACGCTAACGAAATAATGTTTACCGCATACGAACCTACCGTTCAGAACCGGTTTATTATGTATATTGACGGCATTCCTTCTTTCATGATTAAAAGTGCTACCGCACCCAATATAAACTTGAATGAAGTAAAGCTAGACCATATTAACGTATATCGTAAAATTAAAGGTAAGGCTGAATGGCAAGATATGACCTTAAATCTTTACAATCCTATTTCACCTTCCGGACAACAAGCTTGTATGGAATGGATTCGTCTATCACATGAGTCTGTAACAGGACGCGACGGATATTCTGACTTTTATAAGAAAGATTTGAACCTTTCGATTCTAGGTCCTGTAGGAGATGTAGTTTCTGAATGGATTATTAAAGGAGCTTTCGTTAAGACTGCAAACTTCGGATCTTATGACTGGTCCAATCAAGACGCAATTACAGTTGAATTAGGTATTGGTATGGATTATTGTATATTAAACTACTAGTATCTAATTGATTTTCAACGAGTTAGAGAGCCGCCTAAAAAGCGGCTTTTTTTATAGTATTACGGAAATATTAATGTTTATAACTTATTGATTTTCAATAGGTTATTTTACTATAAAAAGTTGTTTCCAAAGCGGAGAATCCGTATATTTAGGTATAAAATAAAAGTTATGAATTGGTTAACATTATTTATCGTTAGTTTATCAGTAATCGCTTTAGGGTATCTAGTAGCTAGATTCTGGTTAGAGATTGCATTAATCTTTATCGTTATACGCACTATATTTGTGCTAACGACGATATCAGGTGCTTCTACTTTAATCTGGGTAGCCTTTATTGAAGGTAAGACTGATGGATGGCAACAAACCTGGATATTTTTCTTTATACTCTACTCAACTATCCTTGGAATAATTTTAGTTATAATCTTTGATCTCTATAAGTACGGCGTAAGTTTTGTACGAGATATTTTTAAGATCAAGTAAGAAAAGTTATATTTGATATATTTATCAATATATAACTAAATTAAGATTATGGCCGAAAAGTTTACAATCCCGACTGAAACTATCGAATTACCTTCCCAAGGTAAAGTTTACGAAACCACCAATCCTCTCTCTTCCGGAACTTTAGAAATGAAATACATGACTGCACGTGAAGAAGATATTCTCACAAACGTTAATTTATTAAAGCAAGGTGTAGCAATCGAAAGAATGCTTCAATCTCTTATTAAATCCCCTATAAAATTCGAGGATCTTTTATTAGGTGATAGAAATGCTTTATTAATTGCAGCACGTATTCTCGCTTATGGCTCCCAGTATAGCTTTGAGTATACAGATTCTGAAACTGATACTAAAGAAACAATTACTATTAATTTGCAGACTTTAAAAAATAAAGCTGTAGATACTAGCATTTTTAAAAATAAAAACGAATTTACTTTTCAGTTGCCTCATTCAAAAAATACTCTATCATTTAAGCTGTTTACTGTAGAAGATGAAAAGGCTATTGAAGCCGAAATAAAAAGTCTCAAGAAAGCCAACCTAACTGCCGGCGAGATTACTACAAGACTAAAAAGACAAATAATATCTGTTAACGGAGATTATGAACCTAAAACAGTTAGAGAATTTGTTGATAATGCATTAATTGCCAAAGACTCTAACCCACTAAGGGCATATATCACTAAAATTACTCCTGATATTGATCTAACAGTTAACTTTACATTATCATCGGGAAAAGAGGTTGAGGAGAGCCTACCGCTAACGGCGGAATTTTTTTTTCCCGGGAGTTGAATATCGTCAAATTTATAAAAGAGAGGTTTTCGAGCTTACCTATCATGGCGGCGGAGGCTTTTCATGGTCTGAAGTCATGGATATGCCGATCAACGAACGCCGTCTCAATATCAAGTTTATCAATGAGCATTTAGAAAAGCTCCAAGAAATCCGGAACGAACGACAAGCCGTTACAGCTGATAAACCCTTAATTTCTAAGCCAGACATTAAATCGAAGGTAGAAACGCCTACCTATTTCTCGAAGGTAAAAAAGAAGTAAATAGATATTTATTTCTAAAGATAAGGTATGGCCAGACGAAGACCACGATCAAAACCTGCACCCGCTCCTGCTCCCTTACCGGGATTAGATCCGGATATCGCTGCTGATGCTACATCAGATGCGGCTAGTGTCGATTATCTAGATAAGCAGGCTACTTCTCTTAAGAATTTATTAAAACTAAGAATAGAGATTTATAACCAAGGTAAGAAAGAAAAATCTTTACAAGAGACCCTAAATAAGTTAGGAGAAAAAGCAGCTAAAGAAGCCGAACAGTACCAAGATGCAGTCAAGCAGATTGAGATTTATACGAAAAAAGCAGTCGAAGCCAAACGAAGTGGAGACAAATCAGCTTTAGCTAGCGCAAACGCACTTTTAGAAAATTATAAAGATCAGGAAAAGCTTCTACTAAAGACAGGCGGCGGTGCTTTTAAAGCCCAACTAATGCAAGCTGCTAAGAGAAAGAAAGAATTGCAGAGTGAAAGACAGTTAATCAAAGATATTAATGAAGAAAGAGCAAAGGGTAATAAGCTAGGTAGAATAGGTACAGCTATTACAGACCTTTTTAGAACTAAAGAATCTACACAAAGACAGATTGACTTTGCTCGTGCAAGAGTGGGAGGTGGAGCTAATCTACCGCCCGGCGGCGTAGGAGGTGCGGGAGCTGCTGGTGGAGCCGCTGGAGGCGGCGGTGGAGGTAAGGGAGCCTTAATGGGTGCCGTCGCAGGAATGGGCTTGATAGGACTTTTAATTGCAGGTATAAAAGCTAGCCTGGATAACATAAAAGCTCCTTTCAAAGCAATTGGCGGGTTAATTAAGAGTAATATAACTGCACCTCTTTCTCAAGCTTCTAATCTAGTATCTGGAGGAATAGGAGGAGGTGTGGGAGTGGGAGGTGGCGGTATATCAGGTGCTGGCGCAACAAGTCTTTTAGGAGGTTTTCAAGATTTGATCAGCAAAATCCCTTTCGTAGGCGGACTCCTCGGAGGTCTTGTCGGCATTTTTAAGGGAATAGTAGATCTCGTTCTAGGATTAGATCAAGGGTTAACTAACTTTGCTCGTAATGTTGGAATGTCAAAGGATAGAGCCAAAGGAGTTAAGGAGGAATTTAGAGCCATTGCTAAGGCTAGCGATAATATAGTAGTTAACGATACTAGATTAATGGAGTCTCAAGCTGAATTAACTAAAGCGTTAGGCGTAAGAAATCAGTTCTCATCTGATATACTTGAGAATAATATTAAGTTAAAAGAGATCGCCGGGTTAGAACTAGAAACAAGAAAGTCTCTAGCACAAACTAGTATAAATACAGGCAGGAATGCTGAAAAGCTTACTAAAAGTATTTTAGCTCAGTCTAAAGCATTTGAATTCGAGACTGGTGTTGCATTTGAATTTAGAGATGTATTGAATCAAGCTAGCAAACAGGCAGGTGTACTAGGGTTAATTTTTACAAAGAATGATAAACAATTAACAAATATGCTCATGCGCACCAAAGCCATGGGCTATGAACTTAAACAGCTAGATGGACTTGCTAGTAGCTTTCTGAATTTTGAAGATAGTATTTCTAAAGAGATGGAAGCTCAGGTTCTAACCGGTAAAGAATTAAATTTAACTAGAGCTAGAGAGGCTGCGCTTAATAACGATCTTGTAACACTGGCAAAAGAGATTAATACGCAAGTAGGTAGTGCAGATGAGTATTTGAAGATGAATAGGATTCAGCAAGAGGCGATAGCTGAATCAGTAGGAATGACTAGAGATAGTTTAGCAGATGTTCTTAAGCAACAGGAATATTTTAGAAGACTTGGTGCAAGTAATTTAAAGCAAGCTGCCGAAGAACTTCGTATAATGAAACAAAAAGGTTTAACACAGGCTGAAATAAGTAAGAAGATTGGAGAGGATGCCTATAATTATATTACACAAACTTCTACTGCCGAACGTCTTACTGAGACAATGAATAGAATCAAAACAATATTCATTGAGTTTGTTGAAAATTCCGGAATACTAAATTTTATAACTAACCCCCAAAAGATACAAGGCTTCGTTACAGGATTAATAAATAGACTAGCTGGAGCTGTTGAAATAATAGGTAGTATGATAGCTTCAATATTAGATCTTATAGCCGACGTGACAGGATTTTTTGGCGGTAACGCAAACAAGTTTAGAGGTCTTGCAAGCTCTGTTAGAACAGGTACTGCGGGATTTGCAGGAGGATTAAAAGGCGCATCTGAAACTATAGGGGGCATGAACTTTGGCGAAGCAGCTCCTTCTATAGGAAATACCGTACAACAAGGCGTAGGACA